TGTACTGCTAGCAGTGTTACCACTAGAGCCTATACTGTGTTGTATTCGTGCATCGTTATCTGCAATAGAAATAGTAGCCATAATATACCTTTACTCATATTGCACCTTCTTGTTAATTCACATCACTTTGCAGCCATTATCTTGTCCCATATAGGATCGAGGTATGGCAAGTTACCAGTAGGGGTTATAAACCTTGCACTTCTTAATGTACTAGAGTCTGCATTACCTGTTAAAATATCAGTTCCAACTGAACCTGCCGTTGATAAATTACTACCAACAGGTCCAAATATAGAACCTAATTTTGCTCCAGTAGGCACATATCTACGATTTTCTGTCGTTAATGACCTCATGCCCATTCTATAATCAGATAACTTTTCTAAACTATTATTAACATCAGTAAACCAACCCAAAACACCACTTCTATCTACTGCATCAATCATTAATTCTGGATAACTTTGTTCTCGGCTTATGCCATATTGTACTTTTTTAAATTCATTTACTAAGGAAGCTAATCCAACAATTAAAAATGCACCTTGCCAAAAGGCACCATCTTTTTCTTGTAATCCTGAAGTGAGAAGTCGAACCATAGAACCTTGACCATAACCTTTAAACTGGGTAAGCAAAGAGCCATATTCTGTACTAGTCCATAAAGCTCTATCACCAGCTCCTGGAGTTATAATAGTTCTATCAACTGATTGATTTAAAGCATTACGAAATTTTTTTATTTGATCGTTATTTGTCCATGAAGATGTGTTGGGTAGCCACTCCCCATCTTCTTTCTGACCAAATTTTCTAATAAGAGATTGCATTTGTGCATGATCAGATGCTTCAATACCATTAGCTAATAATTTACGTCTGTCTGTTTTATTTAATTTTGCCCAATCTGTCATAATTGCACTAGTCATTCTTAGACTAATTAAATTACCTGTAAATTCTTTCATAGTTTGATTCCAATAGTTCAAACCATTCATTATGAAGAAAACACCAGTTGATTGGTTTAAAGCTCTTTCTATTGCATATCGACTGCCAAACAAATCTCCTATATCAGCAAATGAGTTTGCACGAAGACCTAAAGTAGCATCTACTGCAATGCCAGCTTGTCTAGTTTCTCTTTTAGTCATTTTAGAAATTAATGTTTTATTGCTTTTAAACATATGGCGAAGACCATGTTTATATACATTTTCTAAGCCTTCAGTCATTATTGGTCTTATAATATCTGGTATAGAACTAACTGCTGCACCACCCATTCCCACAAGAACATTAAACGATTTCATTTGTCTAACAAAACGACTACTCATATTATGAGGGTCTTTGGAAGCTCCGTATGTACCTCTAAGTCTATCTCTTAAGCCTCTTACATCTCTTAAATCATTAGCTAAACCATCACGAAGTTTTTGCTTCTCAGCAGTAGTGGGGGCTTTCTTTATCAGCTCTTTATATTCTTCTGTTATTTGCTCAAATACTTTTGACATTGAAATGTCGCCATATTTTCTTGTAAGCTCTATATCCATTCCCATAGTTTTAGTATGGTGTCTTGCTAACACTTCAATATCGTTTTCTAAGAATTCTTCTATAACTTTATCTGGAACTTCAAGTGTTCTTGCTTTAGCTCCAGTTGGACTTGTAATCCAATCAATCTGAGATGTGCCTTCATCTAAATTATAAAAAGGTCTGCTTTTAGTGTAATCCATCAAAACTTCTTGGGCAAATTCATCGCCTTTGGCTTTTGAATAATTATAATGACCTTGTGCCCAATTACTGATTTTGTTTATAAACTGTGATTCATTTTTCATAATCTTATCTAATCTAGGAACTCTAGGTGCATAGCCTAATGCTGTATTAACAAGAACACCTGTTTGCCTTAAAGACACTAAACGTGCTTCAGCTTCAGCTAACTGTCCTGCCGTAGCAGTACCTTCATCAACTTTTTTTCTTAATCCAGCTATAGTTTTTTGTAAATCTATCTCAAATATTTTTACATTTTCACCTTCAGTTTTGATTTTATTAAATAGTTTTCTATACCCTTGAGCAGCATTGTTAACAAAAGGTGTAGCTGAATCTCCTATGACATCTTTATCACCATTTCTTAAAGCCTTAGTTACCCTTTCTCTAAAAGCAACTTCAGACATTATTTTGCTTCTTTTTATAAAATCACCAGTTTTAGTTTTAAGCATCTGCAATGATCTTCCAATATCACCGTTTTTTGCAGTGATACCTCTGAATTTTAAATAGGCTTGGTCACTTATGCGAATAGAATCCATAAGGCTTGATAAATATGTTGTCCTAAAATTTGTTTCTACAGACTGATCCATAGACTCACCATATACTGAACCACCTTTCACTTTCTTTTGAATAACGCCACCCATATCAACTAAACCAGCTACAATTTTTCTTGCAGTTAAGTTAGCACTTGCTGTTAATCTAGTTACTGGATTCCAAGGCATTTTTTCTAAGCCAATGCCAGTTGATTCTAAAGCTTCATTATCCATCATACTTCTTAATACAGATGGATTGTTAGGATCACCCATTGCACCAACACTTCTAATTATATTTGTATCAGATTCAGATAAACCACTGGTACCAGTTATACGTCTTCCAAATAAACCACCTACGGCTCCTCCAATCATACCAGAAGCCAAAAGGGGTATTAAAGTATGACCTAGTTCAGTTCTTTCTTCATTTTGCGATGCTATTAATAATTCTTCAGGTGCATACAAAGCAGTAGTAAATGCTGCACTACCAGCAAATCGTTTCATAAAACCGTATTGTGCTAATGTTTTAAATGTACCAACTGGTGCAAGAGAAAGTGGAGACATTAATCCACCTAAACCAACGGCTAAAGGATTGCCCCATTGTAAAGCTTCCATATCTTTAGTGTCTTGAATTAATCTTTCAAGCCTTACTGATGTTTCTTGAGCAGAAGCACTGTTAATAAATCTCCATTCATAACCTTCTGGAATTTGTTCATCTTCCATAGGATCATATGTTACATCATCAATAAAATTTGTATTCTCAATTAATCTTCCAATAGCATTAATTGGGCTTAATGTATTTATACCAGCATACAAGCTTTCAGTAAATCCATATGTTTGTTGAGCATGACCTTCTTTAAACAAATCATCACTGCTAACATCATTAACAAGATATTGTTGACTTACAGCATCAATAGAATTTAAAGCTGGAGCCATTGGATCATTTAATAATTGACCAGTGTTAGGGTCTTGTCCTGGACTAATCATCTTAAATCCAATCTTAAAAGTCTTAATGAATCAAAAAGCTCTTCCAATTCTTTGTCATTATTTCCTTTTTCAATTAAAGGAAACATATTGTTTGGGTGTCTAGGAAGGTTATTTAAAAAATTAGCACTTGTATTATAAATAGATTTAATGCCATTCCATGTTTCAACTGTGCTTTTATTTGATCTTAAAGTATCCATAACTGCATTTAAATTACTTTTACTTAAAAAACTTATTGAATTAAAAAAAGACCTTACACCTGGATCTTCTAATTTTGAAACAGCATCAGTAAAAATCTTATGATCTTTACTCAACTTATAATCATATCTATAATTATCAACTATTGTTATAAGACTTCCATCTTCTGCAGGAACCACAACTCTATACGTTTCAGTTCCTAAAACATTAGAGTTACCAACAAAAACAAAATTACCACTTTCAAAATTTGTTCTTAAACCTGGGGTTTGATCTAACGCTTTATCAGCACTAAACGTAATGTTAAATTTATCTTTAATGTCTTCTTTAACCATTTCTTCAGTAATTTCTATACCACCTACAGACGTTTCTTGTGCATCAGCTAACCAGTTACCACTAGATAAAACGTAATCTAAAGAATCATCATTTTGCCTAACTGCATTAATTGAAAGTCTTCCATTAAAATTATTCAAAGACGTTAATATAGCAGTTTGCAAACCTAGTGCATTTTGTTGTATATCGCCTTTAGCAATTTGCCTTTTGACATCATTTATAATTAAAGATCGAATTCCATCATTAGCAATTACAATTTCACTTAAACCAGTTGTTAAGTTGCCAGTTCCATATTTCTGAACCCAGCCTCTTAAATTATCTATAATAGTTGAATCTTTGGCTTCCAATCCTGAAAAATATTTAACAAACATACCATCATCTAGTTCATCAAAAATAGGTGGTAAAGCCTCATTTAAAATATCATTTTCATTTAAATCTTTTTGATTAGGGAAAAACCAACTTAGATTTCGTTGAGCAGTGCTTCCGTTATAAGCCGTTTGGTAATCTTTAAAACTATCGTAAAACTGTATTCCTTGAAATTTGCTAATGTCAATTCCGTTTTCTTTAGCAAAATTATTTAGCTTAAATTTAGCTAATTCTGGTTTATCTGCATTATAAAAAACATCTTTAATTGAAAGCCAAGTTTGCTTAATTTTATTAAAACTGTCTTCATTTTCAACAAGCAAAACATTGTTTAATAAATCTTTGGCTTCAGTGCTAATCCCGTTGGTTGTTTTAACAAATCGTGCTTCAGCTTTAATGCTTTCTGAGCTGACTATTTGATTATTACTTAATATATCTCTTTCTACACTTTCACCATTAACAATTATATTTGGTGACATATGTTTTCTTAAAACTTTTATTTCTTCTTTATTTATTTTTAATCCTTTAGATACTTTTACAGATACATTATTTAATGTTTTCACATCTTTATTATGTGTCTTCCATTTTAATTGATATGCTCCAACGGCTTTAATCCAAGTTGATCTAGTGTATTTGGCATTAGGTCCTATTCCAACAAATCCTTTTTTTTCTAAAGAAGATATGTATTTCTCACTTGCAAGCAAGTGTGGACTTAATGAAAAACCATGTATACCTTGAAAATGCGATTGATATTGTGCATCTAAATTATCATTTTCTAACTTTATTAAACTATCAGCATAACTTTTTTCTATATTTGTAATAGCGTTTAAATTGACAAGACTTAATTCTTCGTAATCTCTAAATGAATTTATTTCTTCTAACAGTTTTTCTTTTTTCTTTCTTAGCAATGTTTCATTATCACGAGGTCCACTTTCAAACTCTGGAACTAAAGAATTATCATTTGGCTTATCTCCGTCTGTTACAACTGCATTGCTATAACCAATTAAAAGTTTTTTAACACCATCGTTAAGTTTTTTGCTTTGTTTATTAGATTCAGTTATTTCATAAGCTGAAGATTGAATGTCCCAATTTAATTGATCTGATGGTGTTAATTGGGATATTTCTGTTGCTGTTGGAATTTCGTTGTTTCTTAATCCAAGCAACATATTTGTTAAAGATTCTTTTGATTGTGCATTATTTTCTGCTTTTTCAAGAAGTCTCATTTTAGAAATTTTATTAACTAAAATATTACCTTCTTTTTCAATTATTTCGGAATTAACTGTTTCATTATTTTTAAAATTTTGAGAAGTGTTTACTACCATTTCTCTTAACTCTGAAATTGGCAGATTTGCTTTATCACCTACAGTTATTGCATTTTCTAATATTATAGACTGCAAATTACTATTATAAATCGTATTTAAATTATCAACCTTTGTTTTATCATCTGTGTTGGCGTACAAAACTTTAAATATTTCTTCTTTATCTTTTTGTATTTCTTCTATTTCTTCTTTTGCATATCCAGAAATAATAGTTGTTGATTCTAATTTAACTAAATTATTTAAAGCATTTATACCTCCGTTGTAATTCTCTGTTCTCATTTTTTTATGATGAATTGCAGAAGCTTGCCTAATCTGTCCTTTCCATATTCTATCTATATTGGGAGAAATTCTATTCCATATTTCTTCTGATACTTTGCCTTTATAACCTTCAATAAATCCTTTGTAATCACTAGCAACACCGTATTCTAAAGTACCATCATCTAGAAGTTTAAAATTACCTCTGTTTGCTAAAAGTGATTTTTCAGCAGAATCATAAGCTGTGTTAGCTAAATTCATACCAAAAGTTTTCGTTGCTAATTCTTTTAATCTTTCTCTTACTTGTCTGTAATTACCTTTGTTATATATATTAGGATTATAATTATTGATTTCTTCTTGGGTTATTGGAACAGGCATATTATTTTCATCTTTTCGTGAACCTAATTGAATACCCTGAGATTCAGCTTCTAATATTGCATTGTTCAATTGAGATTTATCAACAGTATTTGTTATACTAGTAATAGCACCAGCTATTTCTCTACTAGCCTGTGCCATTGCAAGACCAGCACTTTCAGGCATAGCCGTATTAGTAACAA